CATTAAAACCTGGCGCAACTTGGGTTGAAAAAATAAATGATTTAACCCAAAATGACAATTATAGAAAGTTTATTGCTGGTCTGGCTAATATGCATATTAGTGGAGGCCATAGTGTTCTCATTGTAGCTGATAGAGTAGAATTCTTAGAAAAGGTAAAGGAATATGTTGGAGAAACGTGTTTGTTGGTTACTGGCGAAACAGACTTCGAAGCTAGGCAACGAGCCAAAGAACAAATACTCAACCGAGAAAAGATGTGCATTGCTGGTTCCCGCCAAATATTTGCAGAAGGAATCTCAATCAACATCTTAAGCTGCGTAATATTAGCAGTACCAATGAGCAATGATAGCTTACTAGAACAAATTGTAGGCAGAATAATGCGTCCACATGAAGGCAAACAAAACCCCATAGTTGTGGATATACAGTTTGCTGGCTGGGCGGATAAAAAGCAGAACACTGATAGGTTGGGTCTTTACCTGCGAAAAGGCTGGGAAGTTGTAACGGTTTAAAAAATTCAACTTGTAACCACGTAGCCGTTGTGCTATAATATACTTTAAGTTACAGATTATGGCACTTTTCTTTAACCTACAAACTCTTGAGACTAAAACACGGAATGATCCTAAAAAATTAGTCGAGACTTTGCGATTGCATTATATAGGTAAAACAGCACCAAAAAACGCTAGAGATTTAGTGAAACCACTTAGTAACCTTGTTGGAACTAGTTTCTTACTTAATGCAAAAGCAATATTTGAAGATAAAACTACAGATATAGTATATAGGGCACAGTATATAAGACTGGCCGGTCGTAGAGATTACTTACTCTATAAATTATATGGATATACGCACTTAGATTTATCTTATTTTTTGGATATAAATGTTAACACAATACAACATAATCCGCTATTAACGATAACCGAAAACAAAATTTATTTTAAATACGAGGAAAAAATAAAAAATGGCACTTAGTTTTAAACAAACCAAAGGCAAAGCAATCAAAAATACAGTTGAAGCATACGAATACAAAGATGGCGAAAACACAGTTCGTTTGATTGGCGGAGTCCTTCCACGATATATTTACTGGCTCAAGGGTACTAATAACAAGGATATTCCTGTGGAGTGCCTGGCCTTTAGTCGTGAAAAAGAAAAATTTGATAATCTAGAAAAAGACCACGTTCAGGACTTTTTCCCAGATGCAAAGTGCAGCTGGAGCTACAGTGTTAACTGTATTGATCCTAAAGATGGTAAGGTAAAGGCACTAAATCTTAAAAAGAAACTGTTTGAACAAATTCTTACAGCCGCAGAAGATTTGGGCGATCCTACCGACTATGACAGTGGCTGGGATGTAGTATTTAAGCGTACCAAGACTGGCCCGCTGCCTTTTAACGTAGAGTATACATTACAAGTTCTGCGTTGCAAGCCACGTTCATTAACTCCTGAAGAAAGGGAATTGGCAGACAAAGCTCAACATATTGATGAGAAGTTTCCACGTCCAACATCAGAGGAGGTTTTAGCGCTTTTAACTAAGATTACTACTAATACAGAAGAAGAAGCTACTGACGAGTCAGAGCAAGAAGCTGTAAAAGAATTAGGCTAAAATCATAAAAGCCCGCTAAGTCTAAACATTAGCGGGCTTTTTTGTCTCGTAAAAGGAAAGCATGAAAGTTTTATTTACAGCAGATATACATATAAAACTGGGTCAGAAGAATGTACCAGTGGACTGGGCTAAAAATCGCTACGATTTACTGTGGAAAGAGTTTCAGCGCTGTCAAGAACAAGCAGAAGTATTTATCATAGGTGGTGATGTATTTGATAAGCTGCCTAATATGGAAGAACTAGAGATATACTTTGATTTAATTAATCACTGTACAATTCCTACCATAATTTATAGTGGTAATCATGAAGCTATCAAGAAAAACACGACATTCATGTCTAATCTTGCTAAAGCCACTAATAAGATGAATAGAAATGTAATAGTTATTGATGACTATTACAGCGATTATGGAATTGAATTTGTTCCATATAACAAGCTAAAAGATTTTGAGCAGGGTAACCATCCGTGGCCAGAGGGCGGCCAAATACTGTGTACCCATGTTCGCGGAGAAATTCCACCACACGTTAAACCAGAAATTAATCTAGATATACTTAATAACTGGGATATAGTGCTGGCTGGGGATTTACACAGTTATGAAAACTCGCAACGTAATATTTTGTATCCAGGCAGTCCTGTTACCACTAGCTTTCATAGAAATTCCGTGGACACTGGAGTTATCTTGCTTGATAACGATACTTTGGATCACACTTGGATCAAACTCCAAGTACCACAGCTTATCAGACAAACGGTCGGAGTAAACGACCCTAAGCCGCCAACACCTTATCATCACACAATATATCAAGTTGAGGGTGATATGCAGGAGTTGGGCGAGCTAGAAGACAGTGAGCTAATTGATCGCAAAGTGCTAAAGCGCGAAACAGATACAGCGCTGCTGCTAGACAAGGACATGACACTAAATGAAGAAGTTAGTGAGTACTTGCGATATATCTTACAATTGCCAGAACAGACAATTGAATTAGCCCTACAGGAATTACAAAACTATGCAGACAAAATCGAACAAGTATAGTACTGCACAGGTATGGTCACAAAGCAACTGTCCTGCCTGTGAACAAGCAAAGCGACTACTAGAAAAACACGGTATACCCTACGCTGTTTGCGAAATCGGTATAAATACCGGCTACACCAAAAAGGATCTAATCGACATGGTTCCTAATGCACGCAGTGTGCCGCAAGTGTTTTTAAATGGATTCCATGTCGGCGGTTTACTGGAGCTAAAGCAATTACTAAATGATAACTATTAAAGAACTCAGATGGAGTAATGCTTTTAGCTATGGACAGGATAATAAGGTAAACTTTATCAATGCCCCACTCACGCAACTAGTGGGTAAGAATGGGCATGGTAAAAGTAGTATTGCACTTATACTAGAAGAAGTACTGTTCAACAAAAACAGCAAAGGCATTAAAAAAGCGGATATTCTTAATCGCTATATAAAAGACAAGAATTATCAAATTGAGCTGGATTTGGAAAAAGATGGTGTAGAGTATACCATCAAAAGCAGTCGTGGTACTCAACAAACTGTTAAACTACTCAAGAATGGTCAAGATATTAGCGGGCATACTGCCACCACAACCTATAAAATGATTGAAGACATTATAGGTATTGACCACAAAGGGTTTTCACAAATTGTTTATCAAAGCAATGCAGGCAGTTTGGAATTTTTAACTGCTGCGGACACTGCGCGTAAAAAGTTTTTGATTGAGATTTTAAATCTTACCAAGTATACTAGGGCGGCTGAAGTTTTTAAAGAAGTAGCCAATGACCTTAGCAAGGATATTACTGGGGTTCAGGGTCAAGTAAACACAGTTAAAGCTTGGTTGGATAAATACGAAAAAGTAGACCTAACACCCAAACCGCTAGTAGTAGTACCTGAACTAGATCAAGAACTGCTACAACAAGTTGCAGAGTTAGAAACTAGCTTAAAAGGTATAGATACCACTAATAAAAAGATTAGTCAAAATAATACCTACAAGCAGCTACAGTCAAAGATTCAGCTAGTACCCATACCTGACGAACCAACAGACTCAGTTGAGCCTGTAAAAACTGAAAAGGTACGCTTAGATAAAACTGTGCAAGATGCACAAGTTTTTATTAAAAAGATGAAGCAGCTGGATGGTACCTGCCCTACTTGCTTGTCTCAAATAGACGAAACTAAAGTGGCCAGTATGATTGGTGAAAAAACTGCAGAACTGGAGCAGGCAGAAGCCAGAATCGACGAACTAACAAAAATTATTAGCGAGCTGCAAACTGCTAAAAAGCTGTGGGAAGAATCTCAAAAGTCTCAAGAGTCCTGGGAAAAGTATCATCAGCTAATTGATCTGACACTGCCTAACGAGCCCCTGGACCGTGATACGCTGCAAGCGCAAATCAGCGATCTACAGAGCAGTATTCAGCAAACTAAGCAACAGATACAGGAAGCTGAAAAGCATAACAGTAGTGCAAATACTCACAATGCTAAAGTAGACACTATTAGCAAGCAGTTAGTGGAGATGACAGAGGAACTGGAAACTTACAGTGAGTCACTACACAAACTAAGTGAGCGCATGAGCATTCTAAATGTATTAACCAAAACATTTAGTACAACTGGTCTAGTTGCTTATAAAATAGAGTGTTTAGTCAAAGACTTAGAAGAAATTACTAATAAGTACTTAGTAGACCTGAGCGATGGCAGATTTCAAATAAGTTTCAAAGTCAATAGCAGTGACAAGTTAAATGTAGTAATCACTGATAATGGCAAAGATATAGAAATGGCGGCACTGAGTGGCGGTGAAAAAGCCCGCGTAAATGTGGCCACACTGCTAGCAATTCGTAAGCTAATGCAAACGCTAAGTAGTAGTAGAATTAACTTGCTAATACTTGACGAAACTGTTGAGGCGCTGGATGTGGACGGCAAGGAAAAACTAGTAGAAGTCTTGCTAAAAGAAGAACACCTAAATACCTTTTTGGTGTCGCACGGTTTTACGCACCCATTACTAGAAAAAGTGAATGTTGTAAAGCGTGGAAATATATCCAGTATAGAGGCATAACATGATTAAAATAGAAAAACTAAAGGACGATGCTAAAGCTACTTACACTCGGGATGGTGTTAAAAAGCCAATCTTTTTACACCAGCTAATCACACACCAAGACCTGACTACTTTAGAAGTTACTCAAGGTACAGTGGTGTACAGTGTAGACGAGTTGGAGATTAAAGAGCAGAGTGCTCCAGCAAGCCCCACACAAGAAGAACTACCAGTAAAAAAACTATCGGCTAAAGAAATTGCTGCACAGGCAAAAATAGCAGCCAAAAAGCAGGCTCAGGAAGCCAGTGAGTAATGGTAGATAGTAGAGCAAAGGGCGCTCGTACAGAAACATTAGCCCGTGATATGTTGCGAAAGCATACTAAGCTGAATTGGGAAAGAGTACCTGGTAGTGGTGCTCTTGACCCTAAACATCAGCTAAAAGGCGATCTGTACGTGCCTGGTATGCAGAACTTGTTTTGTGTAGAAGTAAAAGGCTATGCAGAAGACCATCTTACTAGTCAAATACTGACTAGTAAAACACCGCAGTTAATGCAATTTTGGCAACAAACCTATCGCCAAAGTTGCCAGGTAAATAAACACCCGCTACTAATATTCAAATTTGATCGCAGCAAATTATTTGTGGCGTTTGAGGACTTGCCAAGCCAACAGTACAGATTTATGTGCATAAGTTGTGATGGACACGAGTTCTTTGTAGCCCTGCTAGAAGATTGGCTGACGCATGAGAAAACACAATTTGTGTCTTGAATTTTTCAACTACTTGTAGTATAATAAAAGATTAAATAATGGCAATAACATTCCAAACAATGCAACAAACAACAAACACACTACTAGTAGTTGATGCACTTAACTTGGCTTTTCGCTATAAACATAGCGGTGCCACCGACTTTGCAGATGACTACTTGCGTACTGTACAAAGTCTTAAAAAGTCATACAAGGCTAATAAAGTAATTATTGCTTGTGACCAAGGCAGTAGCCAGTACCGCAAAGAGCTTTATAGTGACTATAAGCAAAATCGTAAAGATAGATTTGAGCAGCAAACAGAAGCCGAAAAAGCACAGTTTGAGCTATTCTTTGAAGATTTTACAAAAACACTAGAGCACATTCAACAGAATACTGACTATCCGGTTATCCGATTTCAAGGAGTCGAGGCTGACGACATTGCGGCATACATAGTCAGTCGCAAGCGTGATTTAAATACTGAAAGTATTTGGTTGGTGAGTAGCGATAAAGACTGGGATTTACTAGTACAACCCAATGTAAGCAGATTTAGTTATGTTACCCGCAAAGAAACTACCGTGGACACTTGGTCTACACAATATGACTTCAGCCCTGAGGACTACATTAGTATTAAGTGTCTTACAGGCGATACTGGTGACAATGTACCTGGTGTGCCTGGTATTGGGCCTAAGCGTGCTCAGCAACTTGTTGCTGAATATGGTAGTACTTACGACATTATTGCTAGCATTCCTATTAGTAGTCGATACAAATATGTTCAAGCGCTCAACGAATCCAAAGAACAGCTCTTGCTCAACTACAAACTAATGGACTTGGTAACCCACTGCCATGAAGCACTGGGTGCCGAGAATTGTAAACAAATAGATGAAATTTTAGAAAATTATGTCAACAGCAATTAGTATTAATCCGCAATATGCAATAACCGGTAGCAATACAGTAACATACTATGCAGGACCGCGCATTGAATGCCTTGTAACCCCTGGTGCTAAACTGCCACAACGAGCACACCCTAGTGATGCTGGTGCTGATCTGTTTGCGTGGTTTGGCGAAGATTTGGCTAACGCATATACAGAGATTATGCCCCAGGAACAAAAACTTATTGATACAGGTATAGCGGTCAAAATTCCGTATGGCTTTGCCGGATTCGTATATAATCGAAGCAGTCAAGGCAAAAAGGGCATTCAAATCCCTCACAGCGTAGGCATTATTGACAGTGACTATCGCGGCACAATCAAAGTGATTTTGAAAAATTTGAGTAATGAAGTTTACAAAATCGAGGCAGGTGACAGGATTGCACAGCTTGTAATTCAAAAGATTGAGCTTTGCACATTCAGCGATATTTGGAATGACACACAACGAGGTACTGGCGGTTTCGGCAGTACAGGAACATAATAAAGGATAATATGGCAGTTTCTACACGAGCACAAGTCATCACACGTCGAACATACAACAGACCAGTTTCAGACGACGGTAAACAATTTGAAACCTGGCAAGAAACTGTTGCCCGAGTAATTGACCATCAGCAGTGGTTATGGGAGCGAGCAGTAGATCGTGATCTAAACGACAAAGAGTACGCAGAACTTTACGACTTAGAACAGCTAATGCTGGATCGTAAAGTTTCAATGAGTGGTCGTACCTTATGGTTAGGCGGCACAAGCGTAGCTAAAAATCGTGAGGCTAGTCAGTTTAATTGCAGCTTTACAGAAGTTGAAACAGTATACGATGTAGTGGATGTACTATGGTTGTTGCTACAAGGCTGTGGAGTAGGCTTTAAGCCAGTCGTTGGCACGCTAAATGGTTTCAGCAAGCCTATCAAAAATATTAAAGTAGTCAGAAGTACGCGCACCGAGAAAGGTGGCAATGAAGAAAATGTGGAATATTGGGAGCCTGATACCAAGACTTGGACAATCCAGGTCGGAGATAGTGCAGAAGCTTGGGCAAAGTCTGTGGGCAAGCTGCTTGCGGGTAAGTACCCTGCTGATACTCTTGTACTTGATTTTTCACAACTCAGACCCGCTGGTGAAAGGCTAAAAGGCTATGGCTGGATTAGTAGTGGTGATGAGGCTATCAGTGTTGCTTATACTGCTATCGCCAATATCCTTAACGGCCGGGCAGATAGTTTACTCACCCGCATGGATATTTTGGATATTGTTAACCATCTTGGTACTATTTTGTCTAGTCGCAGAAGTGCTGAAATTGCGCTATTCGACTACGGCCAACCAGAGTGGGAAGAATTTGCAGTAGCCAAAAAAGACTGGTGGCTGTATGGTAACTCGCATCGTCAGCAAAGTAACAATAGTCTAGTATTCCAAGAAAAACCGCTGCGCAAAGACTTGGAAAAAATATTTGACATGATGCTGGAAGCTGGCGGCAGTGAGCCTGGCTTTATTAACGCAGTGGAAGCGCGTCGTCGCGCACCTTGGTATAAAGGCGCTAATCCTTGTGTTGAAATCTTGCTGGGCAATAAAAGTTTTTGTAACTTAACAGAAACAGACATTGCCAAATTTAAAGGCGATACTGCAGGATTACATGAAGCCATCAGACTAGCAGCACGTGCCAACTACCGTCAAACTTGTGTTAACTTAAAAGACGGTATCCTGCAAGAAGCCTGGCACCTAAACAATTACTTTTTACGCTTATGCGGAGTGGGCTTGACAGGTATTGCTAAGCGTCCTGATATGAATGGTTACGACTACGAGTATTTAAAGCGTACTGCCACAGCTGCTGCAGTAGGCATGGCGCAAGAGTTAGGCTTACCAAGTCCTAAAAATATTACTTGCGTTAAGCCCAGCGGTACCTTATCCAAGATTATGGATACTACAGAAGGCGTACACAAGCCACTAGGCAAGTACATATTCAACAATGTACAATTTAGCAGATTTGATCCAATAGTAGAAGTTGTACGTGAAGCTGGCTACAAAGTTGTAAATCATCCTACAGACCCAAGTGGTGTATTGATTACATTTCCGGTGGAGTGGCAAGATGTACCATTCCACAAAGTGGCTGGCAAAGAAGTTAATTTAGACAGTGCAGTTGAGCAACTGGAAAAGTATAAACTAATCCAGACTAGCTGGACTCAGCAAAATACTAGTGTAACAATCAGCTATGATCCAAGTGAAGTACCACAGATTATAGATTGGTTGTTAGATAACTGGGACTGTTATGTTGGTGTTTCGTTTATTTACAGAACAGACCCAACCAAAACAGCAAAAGACCTGGGGTACTTATACCTGCCCCAAGAAGTAGTAGATGAACATACATATCGCGAGTATGTTCAGAACTTGAAGCCTGTTGATCTTGAAATGGCAAATAGCTTTGACGAGATTATGGGCGAAGATTGTGCAACCGGTGCATGCCCTATTAAATAAAGAGATAATATGATCGATCCAAAAACGTTTGAACTAACTTTTAAGTTTACAGTTGAAGAAACCAATATTCTTCTAGCCGCACTACAAGAATTGCCTGCAAAAGTATGCAATCCTATGTCGCAAAAAATTCAGATGCAAGCGCAGCCTCAGCTGCCACAGCCTGAACAGCCTCAAGGCGAATTAGCAGATAAAGTGTTGAACTAAACAAAAAAGCCCCTAACTAGCAATAGTTAGGGGCTTTTTTTATGTTGGTGTGTCTTCGGTACTATCTTCGTCGTCTACAGTGTTATCACCTTCTTCGGTAATGTCTAGTTCACTAAACACAGTAACTAAAATATCACGATACTCTGGGTCAACTAAGTGCAAATCTAGTAAGTATACGTCCAGGTGGCCGTTGCGTAACAGTTGTGCATGATACATAAACTGGCCAAATGCATCCTCAGACTCAGGAATGCTTTGGTTTGCATAGTCTTCAAGCATTTGTGCGGCGGCTTGTAAGAGCATATCTGGTACAATGCTCTTTGTAATCTGCAGTAGCTTTAGGGCTTTGCCTTCGCGTTCGCGCATAATCTGGTTACGTTTAGCAGTACTCCACGAGTATCCGCCATCTCCGCCCCAAAGATCCCAAGCTACACGACCCTTACTTGGAAATCCTTCTTCACCACTGTTAAAACCAGTTGCACGTTTGTCTACTTCATGTCGTGAAAAGAAACTGTACATCCGCATTACAGTGCTGGCACTGAGTGGTTCACGATCTTTTAGTTGATTAGCTCTGGCTAAGCCAACAAGTGTTCCGCCTGGCTTGCCTTCGTCTTTCCATTTTAGGGCTCGTTTAGCAGCACTAGCCATGCCACTTGTTGGTTTATAAGTCTTAGCCATTCTATCTCCTAATTTCTATAAGCTAAAATAATATCTTTGCACAACTTGCTGCGAACTATATCCTCGTCAACAAATCTAACAATATCTATTCCTTGTATATTTCCTAACCTACTAACGGCATCACTTAATCCGCTATTTGGTATATCGCACTGGTCAGTATCACCGCTAATAATCATTTTGCAGTTTTTGCCAATGCGTGATAGGATCATTTTCATTTCTTCTCGTGTAGCATTTTGTGCTTCATCAAGTAAGACTACGCAATTATCAAAGGTTGTGCCTCGCATAAAGCCTAGTGGCTTAGGCTCTATGTTTTTATTTTTTAGTGCATACTCGTAAAAACCTTTTCCCAAACTTTTTGTAAAAATACTGTCAAAAGGCTCTAAGTATGGAGCATACTTTTCTTCTAATGTACCTGGTAAAAACCCTAAACCGCGGCCGGTTTCTATGTTGGGCCTGGTTAAGATAATTTTGTGTATCCGTCTGTGAAATAACTCACTAGCTGCATACAGCGCTGCTATATAAGTTTTACCTGTACCTGCACTGCCTATACCAAATATAATCTGATTTTCGTGTATTGCACGTAAATATTCGTGTTGAATATAATTTAGAGGTTTAACCTCTTGAAATCCATACTCAACTGGATTATCTGGTGTATTGCTTACTCGTCTTGCTTTCTTACCACTAGCCATAGACTTCCTTAAAGGATTAATGAAAAGTGGTCTGCTAGACTATATTATAGCAGACCACCCACGGTGTGTCAACTATAATTATTTTTTGGCTGCCTCTTTTTTAGCATCTTCAACTTTTGTGCCTTCTAGCTTTTTGTGTTGTTTAACTTCTTTGCAGTCTTGTTGAGGCTTACCTTGCTTATCTAGAACTGGCTTACCGTCCTTGATTTTATCAATACAGACTTTTTTAGTTTCTGGAGCACTTGCTGCTTTTGCAGGCTCTGCAGCATAAGCCGCAGAGACTGCTCCAAAGGTTAGTAGTGTAGCTAAAAATAACTTCATAAACACCCTTTAAATTTCAGGAAAATGTTGTTGTGGTGCCGGTTTTCCACCAAAACCTGTAGAAACTTGCGGCTGCATGCTTCTAGGTTCTTGATAAGCCATCGGCTGTGGCTGTGAGTATTGAACTTGTTGAGTTGTTGTAGTAACTGTGGTAGGTTGTGGTTGAGAGGCAACGCCTGCCATTTTCTCTTGACCACGACTCCAAGCAGTAATACCTAATACAGCACCCATTGCCATATGGAATAGGCCACCGCCTTGCAGTGTTAGTGGAGCCCACTGGCGAAATGCGTCGTTGGCTGCCTGTGTTTCCCAAAACTGTACAACGGTAAACATTATGGGAAATATAATAAAGTCAGCAGCGCAAACGCACATATACATCATAGCCATCATTGGCCGCCACTTTTTTTGCAACCAACTTTCTTGTTCTTTTGGCGGTGCTTCGTCTTTCTTTTCTTCAGA